TATTTGTATAACGGTTTTGTTATTGATGAAAATCGTGTTGAAGTAAATTGGGGCAGGCTTGCGGTAGAATATGCAGATCAAATACCTTCAGGACACGCAGATGAGCGGGGCCATGTAGTAGCATATAATGCCATATTAGATAAACTTAAAATGAATGGATGGGCATAATGGAAATTAAAAAAGTAAGTAAGCATTGGGGCTATGAATTATGGATTGCCGATGGTGTTCGCACACCCTATGCCAGTAAGCGTATTTTATTTAAAGCGGGCAATAGAACCAGCTTGCAAGTACACGAAAAGAAATTTGAAACAAATTATGTGCTAAGTGGCACAGGTATTCTGCATCGTAGTCGTACAATATTGAATATTGAACATTTTCTAGAACATGGTATGACTGCTAAAGAAGTAGAAGAATATGAAAAGACTTTTGAAGTCATTGAATTAAAAGAAGGAGTTGTATTCGATGTTAGTCCTGGTTATGTACACCGCGTTCTTGCTATTACTGATTTAGAATTCATGGAAACTAGCACCACAGAGCTAGACGATGTAATTCGACTGCAAGACGACCAAGGCCGCACTCATGGTAGAATAAGCTATGAGCATGCCTGAAACAGTTATTATACCCACTGCTGGTACGGGCAGTAGAATGGGTAATTATACAAAGAATCTAAACAAGGCATTATTGCCTTTTAAAGATAAACCTGTGCTGGCACACATTATAGATAACTTTCCCCGGGACAGTCGCTTTATTATTCCTTTGGGATACTTAAAAGAGCAAATTAGGGATTTCTGTGCTGTAGCTTATGCTGACAGAAATATAGAGTTTATTGACATTGACGATTGGAGCAGTGATAAATCCGGCACAGGCTATACATTATTACAGTGCAAAGATTTAGTTAATAGCGCATTTTGGTATGTACCATGTGACACATACTTTGACCAACCTTTGGAAAAAGTCAGGGACAATGACTGCTATTTTGTTAAAACTGTGCCTGAACAAGACACACATCTATACACGATGTTTGATAAGCAGAATACCTTTACCATACAAGATGTTAAATTCAAACAGTCCACTCCTGGTAATTGGCAAGCATTCACAGGCTTGATGTATATTAATGATTATGCTGGATTCTTTGATAGATTAGAACAAAGTAATAGCAACGAGTTTATCGGTGTAATTAAACTGGGCAGCGATACAGCCACACTAAGCACATGGTTAGACTTTGGCTGTCCTACAATATATCAAACAGCATTAAGTAAAAGTCAAAAGTTTGATTTTACTAAAAAGGACGAGTTAACTTATATATGCAATAATCGTGTAGTTAAATGGTGGCTGGACGGCAGCGTAGCAGAAAAGAAATATAAAAAGACTTTGGCAAATCCCCAAGTATGCCCGCCTAATTGTTCTCATCAAGGACATTATATGGCCTATGATTATTGGCCAGGCAAGACATTATATGAATTCAATAACCCTGTAGCATTTAATGAATTACTATATTGGCTAGACACCCAAGTGTGGCATCGAATTGATGCTGATATTAGTCCGGAAGCCATGGAGTTTTACCGAACAAAAAGCCTTGGACGCATTAATAAGTTTTTAGAAAAGTATCCCAACTTACCTACAGTAGATAATATTGATGGCGTAGCAGTCAAGGATTATAGTTATTATCTCAATAAAATTGATTGGGATTATTTTGCTAACTCAGCCCTGCCAGGATTCGTACACGGGGATTTACAGTTTGATAATGTTATTATCAATAGTGCAGGTGAATTTAAAATGATTGATTGGCGACACGAGTTTGCTGGAATTGTAGATTATGGTGATATATACTACGATCTTGCTAAGTTGGCAGGCGGCTTGATAATCAACTACGCTAATATTAAGAACCATAATTTTAATATAGAAGTTGATGGCAGCTCTGTGACACTTAGCATACCAAATGTAGACCATATCACTGTTTTTCAAGAAAAGCTCAAGCAATATATTCAAGTATGTAATTTAGATTATAACAAGGTACAGCAGTTAGTGCCTATTATATTTTGGAATATGAGTCCATTGCACACAGCACCTTTTGATACATTCTTATGGTATTTAGGAATTAAATTGTTTCAGGAATTAGAAAATGTCCAGGGCTAGTATATCACAGGTTGCGCTATTATATCTTAAAAGCTTTGCTGAGAAAGATATAGGCAGTTTAGAAGTATTGTTTTCAGATACAATAAGTCTCGCCGATTGGGATGGGCAGTTAATCGGCAAAGATAATATTATCGAGTTCAATAAAAAAGTATTTGCATCTATTAATAATATCAGCATAGACATAGTTAAAGTTGCAGTAGGACAAAATACTGTTATGGCAGAATTAAGAATAACACTGAATAATTCAACAACACTTAATGTTGTGGATGTTATAGAGTTTGACGACGAAAATAAAATACAATCAATTAAAGCATTTAAACGATGAAGCAATATGTCAGCGTAAGCCAGTATCCTGGCAAAACAGGAACTTATTTCTACAATAAGTTTTTCAAGCATTACAATATGGACGCACATTATAGAGCACATAGTTGTGACGATATTGAGCAGTTTATAAAGCAAGCGATAGAACACGGGATAAGCGGTATCAGTGTTAGTATGCCTTACAAGCAACAGGTTATTCCTTTATTAACCGAGTTTGATGCTTATGTTCTAATCTATAACAGTTGCAACACTATAACAGTTAATGGCGAAATAGCCCGCGGATATAACGCTGATATTAAGGGTGTTGAACATGTTTGCCGCAATATAGAACCTGGTAGCAAAATAACTATCTTGGGCGCCGGTGCCGTAGGTAGTATGTTTATTAAGTATTTAGAAGAAAACAATTACAACTTAACAGTCTGTGCCCGCAGTCTTAAAACTTGGGAACATAGATTTGCTGAAACGGATGTTATTATAAACTGCACAGCATTAGGTACTAGCACTAAAGAAAGTCCTTACCAAATCGGACAACTGCACCCCAGTGTCAAGTTAGTGATAGATTTAGCAATTAATGACAACTCTTTAAAGGATCAGTGTTTGGCTAAAGGCATTAAATATATATCGGGACGAGAGTTTTACAAAGCACAGTTCATGAATCAGTTTAAAATATACACGGGCATAGAACCCGACGCTGATTTGTATGACAAGTTTGAAAGTGAATTTTATGGAAAAGTTTAAATTGGGCTTCGGACCAATGAGCAAAGAAATCATCGATATATTAGGTAGTTATAGTTTAAAAACTAAAACACCTATTATGATTATTGCCAGCCGTAATCAAGTTGATTTTAATTCTGGTTATGTTTGTACCACACAAGAGTTAGCGGAACAAGTAGAAAAGTATAGATCTCAAAACTTACTAATCTGCAGAGATCATTGTGGTCCTTATTTTAGTGATGCAGATCGTGGCTTGGACATTGAATTAGCTATGGCCAGGACTAAAGCAACCATCTTAACAGACATTAAAAACAAAATAGATTTAATACACATCGATGTCAGTAGAATACCAGAACGACAACTGGAAAGAGGTCGCGAGCTTATTGAATTTGCATTTAGTCACCTTGACAGGGTAATGCTAGAATTTGGCAGCGAAGATAATACAGGCGAAGATCTCGACAGCAGTATTCAAAGATTAGACGAACAGTTGGAATTTTTACAACAATATAAAAATAATGTTAAATTCTTTGTCACCCAAACAGGCAGCTTGACCAAAGGTCATCAAGCCGGCAAGTTTGATGTAGAAACAAATAAATTAATAGCCAAAAAGATACACGACGCAGGGTTTCTATTCAAAGAGCACAATGCAGATTACTTCACAGACGATGATATTAAACTAAGAATTGATGCAGGCATTGACAGTTTAAATATTGCTCCTCAGTTAGGTAAAATACAAACAGACTTGCTGAAAAAATATGCTCCTGAAGATAAATGGACGGTGTTTGCAGACTATGTTTATCAACAAGGAAATTGGAAAAGATGGGTCGATGATCACGGAGCAGACAAAGACAATGCAGTCAGTGTCAGCGGACATTATTGCTTCAACAGCAGTCAGTATAAAGATATTGTTGATAATATCGACTATGAAAAGTTTAAAAAGGCGCTGACATACGCTATTAACAGTTTGCTGGATTTTTACAAAAGAATCGATCACAATGAATATCTTTTCCAGCAAAAACTAAGAGCAAAGCTAGAAGAGTTGCGTAAACGAGATCCTTTTATTTACAAATAATTATGAACATTTGGGGAATTAGTGCCAACAGCCACGATGCTGCTATTAGTGTTTGGCACGATAAAGAACTACAATTTGCAGCCCATAGCGAACGCTATAGTGGAATTAAAAATGACGGCGATTTGTGTGCCGGCATTATACAAGATGCTGAACAGTTTGGTCGTCCTGATTTAATCGTCTGGTATGAAGATCCAATACTTAAAACAGCACGACAATTCCATGCAGGACAAGGCGACAAGTCCAAGGAAAATGATGTCAAAGCATACTTAGAACGATATAACTTAAAAACCGGAGTTATATTTGGTCAACATCACAAAAGCCACGCAGCCGCTGGCTATTATACCAGCAACTTGCCCGATGCCGCAGTAGTAGTTGTAGACAGTATCGGCGAGTTTGAAACTCTGACAGTGTGGCACGGATATGGCAATGAATTAAAGAAAGTTTATACACAAAGCTACCCAGACAGTGTTGGACTTTGGTTCAGTGCTATGACGCAGCGATGCGGACTAAAACCTAACGAAGAAGAATATATCTTAATGGGTATGGCAGCTTATGGCGATCCGGATAGATTAAAAGACGACATATACGAAGATTTCTTTCAAATTGTTAATGGCCCTGAAATAAAATTCAAACGCAACTTACACCGAGGTTGTCCTGATTGGCGTTTAGATTTACTCAGTGAACAAGACACATTTGATATCGCTGCGGCCACGCAACAGATATACACAGAATTGCTGCAAGGTATTTCCAATTGGGCGCGAGCAAATATCGATAGTAAAAACTTAATTCTCATGGGCGGTTGTGCCCTTAATTGTGTAGCCAATAGTGAAGTCACGGGAGACTGGGACAATGTTTGGATCATGCCCAACCCCGGTGATGCTGGTAGCAGCGTTGGCGGTGTTGTTGCTTTCTTTGGTGAACATGTTCGTTGGCCCGGTGCGTACCTTGGCACTAACATGGGCGACCGTTATCCTGTGGAGAAAACTATAGATGTACTCAAAACTCAAAAAATTGTGGGCGTTGCTACAGGTCGAGCTGAGTTCGGCCCCAGAGCTCTTGGCCACCGCAGTTTACTGGCAGACCCCCGAGGACCTGAAATCAAAGACACAGTCAACGCAATCAAGCGCAGACAAAAATTCAGACCCTTCGCGCCAGCAATCCTAGAAGAATATGTACATGAATATTTTGACATGCCTGCTGGCATAACTGCAAGTCCATACATGCAGTTTGTTGCTCGTTGTACCAAGCCAGAGGAGTTCCCTGCTATTATTCACGCAGACGGGACAAGTCGAGTACAAACTGTTAGCAAAAACGATAGTCCAGGCTTTCGTAAGTTGCTGGAAGATTGGCATCAAGAAACTGGTTGTCCAATGTTGCTTAACACTAGCTTGAACATTAAAGGGCAACCAATGGTAAACAACATTAAAGACGCCCAAGACTTTTATCTCAAATACAATGTTCCTGTTATAAGCTGAGCAAAATTATTAAATACTAGTATAATGCTAGATGTTTTCTTTCTCAGCTATAACGAATCCTACGCAGATAAACACTTCCAATTATTATTGGAGCGTGTGCCTCACGCCCGAAGAGTGCATGGCGTAAAAGGATTTTACCAAGCACACCGAGCTTGCGCTGAGCAAAGTTTAACACACAACTTTTATGTAGTCGATGCCGATGCAATAATAGCTAACTCTTTTGATTTCAGCTTTAAGCCCAGCAAGTTTAACAAATGGTACGACACTAACGAATCAGATTGTCTCTGCGTTTGGTCCAGCATAAATCCCATCAACGGCTTGATTTATGGCTACGGAGGTGTTAAACTATTACCTAAGCTGCCCTTGTTAAAACAAACCAATGACACAGTTGACTTTACAACTGGGTTTGGATTAAATATAAAAGTGTTCGATGAAGTAAGCAATGTAACCGCTTTTAATCAAGATCCTTTTTCGACTTGGCGCAGTGCTTTTAGAGAATGTACTAAGTTGGCAATTAATTTAACCAATGAAGAACTAAAGCACAAAGTAAAATACGATTATGTTGTACTTGAGCAGATTTATAAAGACACTAATCATAGATTAGATGTCTGGTGTACAAAAGGCAAAGAATCGCCGTTCGGACAGTTTGCATTGGATGGTGCCATTCGAGGAAAAGAATATGGCTTGCAGTTTGCTAAAGACAGCAATGCACTTAAGTTAATTAATGATTATGATTGGATGACAAATGAGTTTAATGAATTCTATAGACAATAATAATTTGTTTGTAAACAGTAAAGGACAACCTCCTGCTACAGTTAAAATAGAGCTTAGAAAGATACCCGTAGTGTTTCTAAGTTTTGACGAACCTAACGCAGATGAAAACTTCGATCACTTATATTTCGGACATCCTAACAAAGAAATAGTATATCGAGTACACGGTGTTAAAGGCTTCGACGCTGCACATAAAGCAGCAGCAGCAGCAGCCGGCACGCAGAGATTTTTTACTGTTGATGCAGACTGTAAAGTTGACTGGAATATTTGGAAGCAAGAGTTAGTATTAGATGACACAAATAGAAAAGCAACATTTAGTTGGAGTAGCAGAAATATTATCAACGGATTAGTTTATGGAAATGGCGGTATTAAGCTGTGGTACGGTGACTATGTTATTAACATGAAAACCCACGAAGCATCTACTGATAATTCTACTAATGTAGACTTTTGTTGGGACTTTGAAAATTACAAGCAAATGAATAATACTTACGGTACTGTGATTAATAATGCCAGTATGTTCCAAGCATTTAGGGCTGGCTTTCGCGAAGGTGTAAAAATGGGGCTCGACGAAGGCAAAAAAGTTCCAATAGATAAGTTTAATGAATTAATATATCCTGCTAACTACAGTCGTTGGCTAGCATGGATGACAGTAGGGCGTGATGTTGAAAATGGCATATGGGCTATGTATGGCGCAAGATTAGGAGCTTATAAACTGTATGTCGAAAACTTTGATCACAGTTTGATATCTAACTATGATTGGTTCCAAAGCTTTTGGCAAGAAGTTTATAACGATACTGCACAAGGTCAGTATGTAGAAGATCGGGCTCACGCTATTGCTATTGAGTTAAATCGACAACTTAAACTTCCTGTGGTTGAATTAGCACCAGATCAAAGTGTTTGGTTCAAACATGTATTCATTAGTCCTGCTAAAGAAACAGGCTGGCCTGCATTATATAATCTAAGTGCAACACCTTTGTTTGGATTTAAATTACGCACATGGGGACCTACATGATTCCAGTTTATTTTCTTTACAAGGATGAAGATAACTTAGAAGAAAACTGGCAGCGTTTAGAACAAAAAATCCCACACGCAGTTAGGATTCGCAGTGTTGGTAGTATTTTTGAAAGCCACAAGTATATTGCCAGTATCTGTGAACAAGATAAATTCTGCGTTGTTGATGCAGACTCTTGGATCGTTGACAGTTTTCAAATGCCCGAAGACTTTGAACTAAAATCAAAAAGCGTGGCTGTATTCAGAGCAAAAAATCCTATCAACGGATTAGTGTATGGTCATGGTGGTGTCAAGCTATTCAGTAAAGACTGCTTTGAATTAGAAACCTTAGACAAACCTGATATGACTACCACAGTAGCTGAGCAGTATGTGAAAGTTAATATCATTGCTACTGAGCATAGATTTAACTACAGCCCCTTTGCAACTTGGCGAACAGCTTTCAGGGAAGCGGTTAAGTTAAGTGCCGGCATTAATAAAAATAATAATGACACAGAAAGCCAAGAGCGTTTGGCTATGTGGTGCGAAGCCGGTAACGAAACTCTATTTGGATATTTCAGTATCCAGGGTGCCAGAGCAGGAACTAGATATGCTCATAGCGGACACGATGCAAGTAAAGTCAATGATTTCTCTTGGCTTGAACAATATTTCAAGGAATGGTTAGGACTATAATGGAAACAAGAACCACAGATGACAACTTAGATTTATTATTTGGTCTAAGAACTTATTTTACTTTTACTGGAAATGAAAATGCTCTAAGGTTAATAAAGAACCTTATATCGTTGAAGTTTGGCTCACAGGAACATAAGAATTTTATTATTAACAGAGTAACCGTCGAGGACTATCATTTTTATTCTTCGCCCGAACAAGAAGCATCGAGAGATAGCAGAATGGCTATGTATGCAGACTTTTCAAATGGATTAGAAGCAAACTGGACTGTTGAAAAAATATTGTCAAACATTAAAGGTATTTTAGACGATCTTGTAGCAGAAGAACTTATTACTAAACTACACGAACTCACAATAAAGTTTGAAAATGATAATTCTGTTCGCGATGCTTATAGCAAAGGACAAGTGTTAAGCAAAGTATGGATGGTTGAAACGCTGCAAAAACTTATCAATCCTAAAAAAGTTTTTGACAACATTGTAATCATTGGAGGCTGGTATGGACACCTTACCCACTACTTAAAGGACAAGATTTACTTTGATAACTTCTACAACATCGACCCCGATGAGCAAACAGGTTATATAGGTAAAACTTATTTTAATCCGCACTTATCTTTTAGATACATTCCTTCTTGTGTGCCCATAGAATCAGTTGAAATAGATCCGGATGCTGGATATAAGATACCATTAGGAGACTTTGTGGAAGAACAAGGAAAACAAAAATTTATAGTCAGTGATTTTGAATATGTGAATCCGGACCTTGTTATTAACACTAGCAGTGAACACATGACCACAGAATGGTTTGAGAATATTCCCAATGGAAAAATGGTGGCATTGCAAACAAACAACTTAGTGGATGTAACTCCTGATCATATTAACTGTATTAAAAACATCTCTGAACTTGAGATTAAATATCCAATGCGTAGAGTTCTTTTCCAGGGAGAACTTGATATTAGCGTTGGTAAGCGTTATATGATGATTGGAATAAAGTAATGTATCGTGCTGAGGAGATTCGAACAGTCCATCTTGAAGTTACAGAGCGTTGTAATGCAAGTTGCCCCCAGTGCGCTAGAAACTTAAATGGTGGAGAAGTAAATCCTCAACTTAAAGATGCCGAACTAAGTTTAGATGATGTAAAGCAGATATTAAAGCCAAAGTTTGTTGCACAACTTAATCGTTTATATATGTGCGGCAACTATGGCGATCCGATTAGTGCCCGCGATACCTTAGAGATATTTGAATATTTGCGTAGTTGCAATGATAAGATGCAACTATCTTTACACACAAATGCCAGTGCTAAGACACCTGAATGGTGGAGTAAGTTACCACAGGCCATGGGCAAGAATCACTATGTTGTGTTTAGTGTAGATGGGCTTGAAGATACTAATCACTTATATCGTCAAGGAACAGTGTGGTCAAAGATAATGGCCAATGCAGAAGCCTTTATACAAGCGGGCGGCAGGGCACGATGGGATTATATCGTATTTGCACATAACGAACATCAAGTAGAAGAAGCCAGAGCTCTTGCTGAGCAAATGGGCTTTGAAAAGTTTAATATTAAAAAGTCAAACAGATTCTTTAGTAATGTTCGGGGTGCAGTTAAAGCAGAACATCAAGCAGGAAATAGACGAGGCCAGGAAACCACATTGTTGTCAATGCCCACAAATCCTGAATACCAAAATCCCGCTATTAAAGAAATGGTTCAAATTACACAACCAGTTCAACAAACAGATGTTAACTTTATAACAACTGTATCTGAGTTAGAAGGAAAAGTTGGGTCGCAAAAGTTTAGCACAGACCCCAGTAAAAAGAAACCATTAGAACCACATTGGGATACAGTTAACATAAAATGTAAAGTATCAGAAGAAAAGAGCATCTACATTACGGCAGAAGGATACTTGCAACCTTGTTGCTGGACAGCAGGGCAAATGTATGTGTGGTATTGGAAACCCCGTGGTGGACAAATATGGGACGCCATTGATCAAGTTGGCCTTGATAGCTTAGATTTAAAGAAGCACAATGTTGTTGATGTTATCAACGGAAGATTTATACAAGATGTTATTCCTTCTAGCTGGAACAAGCCAAGCTGTGCTGAAGGTAAGCTGGCAGTGTGTGCAAAGACTTGCGGGGAAAAGTTTGACATGTTTGCAGGACAGTTTAAATGAACATAAATGATATTAAAAAGATCGAATTAGAAATCACTAGCAACTGTAATGCCAGCTGCCCTGGGTGTGCAAGGACTCAGCACCCTGAGCATTTACACATAGAAACTTTTGGGCTAGTTGATTTAAAAAGAATATTCCCTGATCGCACATACATAGAAGGAAAACAGTTTAAGTTTTGTGGAGTTCTAGGAGACCCTGCATTTAATCCTGAATGTGTGGACATGGTTGATTATCTAACAGCCAACGGAGCTTATTGTCAACTTAGCACCAACGGGGGAATACAAACAGCCGATTGGTGGACCAGACTAGGTGAAATCAGTAAACAAACCGGATTAGTTGACACAGTATTCTGCGTAGACGGACATAAAAAGACTAATCACATTTACAGAGTAAACACTGTATTTGAAGTAATCGACAGGAACATGACAGCTTACTCAAAAGCCGGCGGCGTGGGCACTTGGATGTTTATTGTGTTTGATCATAACGAAAGCGAACTTGAAATAGCAGAAGCTCATGCAAATAGTCTTGGCTTTAAGTTTGCCACAAGAACCGGTATGCGTAATAGTTTGCATGATTGGACAGCACAGATTAAGAAAAAAGAAAACGGTAAACTAGTTCAAAAAGAAGTAGTTATAACAACCACAGGCGATAAAGAGCACAGTAAGAAAGAAAAAGTAAAAGAGCTAGATAATTTTATCTCTGCTTACAGAACAAATATGCTAGATGAAGATATTAAAAACAAAGTGCTAGCCTCTATTAAATGTAAATTAGTTCACGAGGGCGAGTTCTTTATAGCCAGCAATCAAACACTGTGGCCTTGTTGCTTCTTGTGGGATAGCAATTTTAAAAATAAAGAAAATATTGTAGAGAAACTTGCCGAGTATGGTGACGAGTGGAATAGTTTAAAGCATCGTACTATCGATGAAATACTGGCTCATCCGTGGTTTGCTGAAATACTAGGAGCAAGCTGGGATCCTGCCCATGAAAAGCATCTTACAAGATGCATTAGAACTTGTGCTTACGATAAAGCCTATCAAAATGAAATTAAATTCAAATGAAACATGTTCATTTTTTTGGTTGTAGCATGACAGCCGGCGACGAATTAATAGACGAGGATATTTTTCCCTGGAAACAAGAATATACGGATCCTATGGAATACTTCCGGGCTCGTGCTAAAAAGCTTCCTTCGGATTATAACTTTAAGAACAAGCAACTGGCTTATCCTGCTTTAGTGGCAAATTCAAATATAGTAACTTATAATCATGCCGAATTAGGCGCAGGCGTTCAAGAAAATATTATCAATCTATTTAAGGTACTCTGGGAATTAACACCAGTGGACTATGTTTATTTTCAAGTTACTCCGTATGGCAGGGAATTGATCATAGATGACAAGCACATACATTCTACTTTGCAGATAGCTTGGGAAACCGAAGGCTATGAAAGATACCAAGCTGCTAAAAATGTCAGCCATCATTCTTGGCATTGGACCGTCGAAGACTTTATGAATTTAATATTGGTTCATAATTTTTTAAGTAACAAAGGCATCAAGCACAAATTCCTTGAACTTAACCATTGGATCAACGACTTTAGATATGCGGATATCGAGTATACTCCATTTAAGTTTTTAATAGACGAATATAAAAAACTTCCTATATTGAATGTCAGTGAAGAAATTAAGCATATACCTACACTGCTAGGCAATCACTTGAGTAGAGAAGCTCATGTAGAAATAGCTAGGATTGTCACAGATGACTTCTCTAGAAGCTCTTGGCAGTGATTTAAATGGTTAATATTCATTTTTTTGGTTGTAGCTATACTGCGGGAGACGAGTTGTCAGATGACGAGTTCTTTCCTTGGAAGCACGAGTGCAAAGATGCAGAGGAATATATTTCTAGAAAAGTTATCCCTGTAGGTTACGAAGAACGAAACAAAAAATTTGCGTATCCTGCTCTTATAGAATCTTTGTCAGTTAATACATTTAATCATGCGCTTAACGGTGCCGGCATTGGCGTAAATATTTTAAATATAATAGAGATAATTTCTGCAGGTAATAAAATAGATTACTTGTATTTCCAGATTCCTCCATATGGGCGAGAATTGGCAATAGACACTCTTGGAAAAGTAATAACACTCCGACTGGGATGGAGTACATTTAATTTCAATGAATACTTAAACGCCAAAATAATCTCCCATAATTTGATGCAATATTCCATGGAAGATTTAATGGATTTAATTACACTACACGGCTATTTAAAGTCTATGAGTATTGAACATAAATTTATCTTACTCGAAGACCGTATAAGTGACATTAGAATCAACGATTTAAAAACAACAAGATATTCATTTTTAATAAACGAATTTTATAAATTACCGATTTTAAACTTAAGTCAAACCATGAGTAAATATTCAAAAACACTTAACGGTCATTATGATAAGAATGCTCACATTGAAATCGCAAGACTTGTAACGAGCGATTTGAGACAAAATAACATTATATAAAGCGTAAATACTATTATGAACGAATTTCCAAGTAAAACATTCTGTATCCTTCCTTGGGTACATTTAAGCACTCGACCAAATGGCCACATGCGAGTATGCTGTACTGCTAACGCAAGCAGTGTTGGGCCAACCAACGATAAACTGCATGGCGGCGAAGTCGGTGTTTTAAAAAACGATGACGGTAAGCCTGCCAACCTAAATGTCACAGACTTTTTAAGCAGTTGGAATAATACTTACATGAAGAACACCCGCTTAAAAATGTTAGCCGGAGAAGAACCCCCAAGCTGTACTAAGTGTTATAAAGAAGAAGCCGCCGGACATAATAGTAAAAGGATGTGGGAAACAAAGTATTGGAGCCAGCGAGTCGATGTTGATCAGTTAATTTCAAATACCAAAGAAGATGGTAGTGTTCCTCCGCATATTGCTTATATAGACATGCGATTTGGCACTAAGTGCAACTTGGCCTGTGTAATGTGTAGCCCGCACGACAGTAGTCTATGGGTTCCTGAATGGAACTCAATGTATCCGCAGATACAAAATTCCACACTCAAAGAAACAATGGGCTGGAATAACAAAGGTAAGGAAAACGGTGCTAGCTATAACTGGCATAAGAATAATCCAGAGTTTTGGACACAGTTATGGGATCAGATTCCTAACATGAAGCAGTTATATTTTGCTGGAGGCGAGCCTTTAATCATCGAAGAGCACTACGAAATACTTGAAGAATGTATTAAACGCGGCTATGCTAAAGACATGGAGATTCGTTATAACAGTAATGGTGTAGAATGGCGAAAAGATCTGTTTGAACTTTGGAGTCATTTTAAACTAGTTCGCTATCACTACAGCGTTGATGCTATAGAAGACCGTAATGATTATATTCGTTTCCCCAGCAAATGGTCCAGGAACTTAGAAGCTTTTAG